GGGTTACACCTACCCCCGCCACCACCGCCACCACCACCGCCACCACCACCGCTGCTATCACTCGTAGATTCTTCCTCAGTTTCTTCTACTGACCCGGAGCCCCCACCAGCGTTACCTGTATTATTAGCAGCTGTTGCAATTACATCTATTATAGGCGCCTCACCTATTCTAAGACCGCCACTTTTTATATTATATGGTAGTCTATTATACTCTTCAGAATATTCAATTAGTACATCTGGTGGTAAATCTGACGATATTTCTAATAGATTAATTGCAAATTCAGTAGCTGCCTCATCTGGCGAGGTTGATGACATAATTGAATAAAATTGATTATTTAAATCGATTATGGTTTTAAATGCACTTATTTCCTGACATAAGCCAAAACTATCTACATAATACGAATATGGTAAATGAGTAAATATGAATGGGAGAGCTGTTTTAGATATTATCATTTACTTGCGTATGTTTTTACTCCAGATATTTCATTCCAATACTTTTCATCACTGAATATATGCTTGCAGCTTGTAATCCAATACCGCCCACATATATTTCTATGCCTTTCTGTAGCATCACCTCCCTCTATTGAAGCTATATCTGCAAATAGCCCTGACCGTCTATACGGCATGCCTCTTGTAGTTATATTAATCTTATGAGAATTGTTAATTAAATTGTTAAAAAATACAGCGTTAGTATCTACTTGTTCCGCATAATCGGGTCGAAGAAATGTAGATTTAAACGTATTACTTGATTCTAAAATATTATTCTTAAATTGATCATTAAACTCTATCGCCGAATTATCACCAAGCGGATCAACAAAATATTTTTTATAATCTGAAAGTGTTTTATCTAAAAATTTAGCTCCATTATTAAATCTTGACCCAGTTGCGCCTTCTGTAACTGGGATATATAACGACATCTTTCTGCCAAGCTCCCCACCGTTAGGGTATTCATGATTAAACGACTTAATAACGCTTAAATCGCTACTAGCATTCTTTGCAACCTTTATACCGCCTGAACCACCGTCGCCTCTAACTCCCATATCACCTAATATAAATGACTCTAGTACCCACTCTGCATCCTGTGAGAATTTCTCGAAAACCTGATGCATGGGGTACGACTTCATTTCATTATCCTTATTATCCCAATATGTGTAAATAAAGTCATGAGGGGCTTCTTCTGATATATGTCGTGAGTGTATTTTTTTAATAACATCATAACAATATTCATTACCGAAAGGCGAGAGAGGTGGTGTATAATGTTTCCCCTTTGCCCAATTATCTTTACTTACGGGGATGCCTGCCTTTTCAAATACCTTCCTGAGATATACATCTGTTCTAACTCCTCTCTCGTTATTAGACATATTAGTGATATCATTTTCACTATCTGTTATCTCTTTAAAATCCTCAATAGATACAGTAGATTTTATTTCTCTTAATGCCTGACCTCCAATTTCTCTAAAGTATATCCGCTTCATACTTCTAGGGTATTCCCCTATTGGTAAATTATCTACCTTATAAATACTTAACGCGTGTTCTACAGGTGGTGTAGAAATCTCGCCCTCATCACCATCATTTGCTTGTATATATATATACATCAAATCAGTAAACGGATCACCACCAAATTTTATTAAGTTGTCTAGAGCACCTGCAGTATTATCTACAACCATAAATCCTTCTACAAAACCAGTAGAGGGAAGACGAGAGTCTATCTCTAAGTATCTGATGGATGATTTAGTAAGAGATACCCCCGACCCTAGAGATATATCGAATGTAAACGATCGATCATCTATTTGTGCTATCTTTGCCATTTATAATGAATTTTTTAATTGGTTTAGTATTGAAGTTAAATACTCCTTTTTAATTACCTTATATGTATCTCCAGTCTTAGGCAATACTACTGGGTTTATTATATTATTAATAGCTAGTATAAGCCACCATAAGTGCTGAGTGCCATAGGCATCATGACTGATTGTCGTCCAGGGAATCGGCTTAGCTATCTCCACATAATTAAAAACTTCAGGATCAATATTATTACTATCTATTGATATTTTTCTCAGTATATTAAAATAGTAATATGATGTGCCCTTCCCATTTCCTTGAGTATACACATTAAATATATTTTCATATCTTCGTATATCGAGATTAGGCAATTCCTCTATGTCATTTTGCTTCAGTTGTATTATCATTTTTGTGCCTCTATTAAAAAGTTTCCAGATTCTTCTGTTAGTGATTTCACTTCGATAGTTATTTGATAAGCCTCTGGTATGATATCACCTCCAATCATTCTTCGTGTGCCTGCCATCTCAACTTTAAAGGAAGATATAAACCCATATTTTATAAATCTAATACCCGGTATTAGAGCTTCATAAAAATGGGGAGGGTCTAGTTGCGTTTTTGATTTACGACTAGGTGAAGTATTTCTGGCAAGTGTATTTATAAATTCTTTATTTTTTTGTATACTCCCTGATTCCTGAGTATTGAGAAGAGGAAATGTTAAAGATATAGGCTCTTCAGATAGAGCGGATGGCTGGTAAAATCTGGTCCTCTCGACGAATACCCCAGGTTCCAGCAACCCACTAAATCCGTAATTGCTTCCAGCCATATGCTGATTAACAAACTTAGCCCCCGCCGCAGCAAAGTCCGCGATTAAATTGTTACTATCGCCGCCGAATGTAGTTGCCCAGCTATTAGTCCTCGATCTTACTGAGTTCTCAAAATAAGGTAACTTAAAGGTATTGCCAGATTCTAATAGATTATACATCCCCCCGTAAGGCTCTAAATGTGGAGAGCTCTCACTATTACCACCAGTTGCTAGTTCACCTGCAATACACTCATCCACAAAATCGCAGACTGTACCGCCTAGATTTTCTAATGTAGATGTAATAAAGTGAGCAAAGCCTTGTGTAACTTGACTAGTAGATACTTTATACTCCTTCAACTCTATATATGGTGGATCTTTCGGCTTATTTAAGGACCAATCATACCCATTAACTATATCGAAGCTGCTCCCCCCATTACCTCCAGTATTTCCACTAGGGGTTGTATTTTGATTTGAAGATGATGATCTACCAGCTGAGCTGCTCGGAGCTCCAGGATTTGTAGTAGTAACATTTGCCATTAATAATATTTATTCAAATATTAATTATTCCTATACCTTATCGAAAAACTCAGCAACGTCCGTTGTAAGCTGTCTTAATGTAATGGATATATTATAAGCTTCTGGAATAATAGTATTAACACCGCCTATATCCATAGTTCTTCTTGTGCCTAGAAAATCAACTGAAATAGACTCTACATATCCAAACTTCATATAGGTATATCCAGGGACTGTTACTTCATATATACACGGAGGTACAAAGGCGCTACGGTCCAATCGCTTAACACAATTTTGAAATAAAAGTAGCCATACAAGATCGTAATTACTTTGAATGTCTTCTTCATTTAGCGTATTGAGTAGCGGAAATGAAAAGCTGACTGATTGGGTACTACTGCCAGGATCATAAAATCTCGGCTTTAAAAGAAATACCCCCGGCTCAGTTAAGGTTTTAACGAGCTGGTTTGTCCCAATAGAAATCTTCTTAAATGCATTATATAGATCACTCGCTGCATCCATTAGCCCGTCACCTTTATATGTTTCCGCAAAATCAGCTGATTTTGTAAATACAGGTCCTTCATTATAATACGGTAATGTGTATATAAACCCTGTAGGCTCACTATCATATAGCCCATCAAAAGGATCGTCAGAGTCTGGAATATCTGCTGCTGACATTATATCTTTCAGTTTACCCTTTACTCCAGCTGGACAGAGCTCTAAAATCTTATTAAAGCTACCTGATGCAACAGCTGTTGAATATTTAGCTTGAGTAACAATAGAGCTTTGCAGTATTTCTGATTCCTTTAATCTAATTTCTGGAATGTCTATAGATTTAACGGTAGAATATTTACCTATAATGTTAACAAGACCGCTACCTGACGGCCTTGCTGACATTTTACCTCCAGAAGATTCTATTGTATATAGGCTCATTATGAAATCCCCTTAGATACTCTATCGTTGAAGAACATGTCGTTTGTATCTGCTGGATATCCACCACCACCACCTGTCCCACTACTATTCCCACCCCCACCGAACATCATTGGCGCTGTACTACCTGCAGAGTTATTAACGGAAGCAATATTTGAAAGACCGGATCTAATATCTTTTAATATCTGTACCTGATTATTCGATGCAGTAATAATATCCTTTCTAAGTTTAGACAACTCTTTGACTGATGCCCTATTAAGATCAGCGATAACTTTAAAGTCGCCTTCAATATTGAATTTAACTTTATCTACATTTGTTTGTATTTTACTCCCAAAATCTGCACCCGCTTCAGCAATATGACCTGCGATAGCAGCGCCTGTCTCTCTAGGTACTGCTATTATTTTAGCTATAATATCTTTTGCGTGGCCTATTGAAGCTTTCAACATCTTAGGTATGCTAGTTATTAGAGACATAGCTTTACTAGCTATAAAATTAGTAATACTCGACGTCATATTCTTTTGCCAGTTAGCAACTGTAGTTGAACTATTTACTAAGATATCCTTCCCTAACTTTAATTGGTTAGCAATGAACGTACTTGAATTCTTTATACGGGCAGCTGCATCACTCAATAAATCACTACCTGAAGCGATTACATTGGTAACTTTGGCTTTTACTATAGCATCAAGCCCCTTTAATTTAGATTTAGCATTACTAAATACATCAGCAGATGCAGTTTTTATATTATCTATAAATATCCTTATATTTTGACTAACTGTATCAAATATAGCTCTCCCAGGTAACTTAATTTTATCTATAATATTATTTGTATAGTTTTTAATTTTTTCTCCTGCAGAACTTAGAGGGGAGAAAAAGGCCTTTATTTTTGATATAAACTCATTTGTACCTTGAGTTAACTCAAGACTCTTACCGTTATCGGTTTTTTCTATGAGACCTAGCCACTCAAGTGGTTTAGCTAGGAAATATGGCAGATTTTTAAGTTTATTACTGATCCAATTTTTTGCACTCATTCCAAAGTCTTTTATATTTGAAAAATTTACTGAATCAGTAATTTTAGACATACTAAGAGACGAAATTATACTATAACCCTTACTTACCCCTTCCGCTAAAAGCGGCGCGTATGGAAAGATACCCTTTATTATATTTTCAAATCCAGATTTTATATCACCTCTATTAAAGGCCTTCCAAGATTCGAACCACCACATCAGAGAGGATATTACAGGTATATATTTACCATATTTTGATATCTTATCTCCAACCCATCCAGCTAGCTTACTGAACATTGAACCAAATTTTTCTGACTGCTTAACTCGAGCACTTGGGCTCATTACAGCATATCGCCCTAATAGAGCAATATCTAAAGCAATGCCTAAAGGGCCTGTAATAGCCCCCACCCCTGGGATTAGTGTACCTAAGCTTAGTAATCCAGAAGCAATCTCCCCAACACCACCTATAATATCACCCGCTTTTATATTTTTATAGGCAAACCAAAAAGCAACCAACGCCCCTACACCCGGTAAAAATCTGATAACTTTAGAAATATGGCCGCCTAATTTACTACCCAATGTTGAAAATATTTTTAAGAATTTACCAGCTTTAGGGAATGCTTTTGTCACCTTATCTATAATTCCAAATGTCGCTGTTTTTAATATATTAATTGCACTGGTGACTAATCTACCGAGTCTCTTTTTAATACTCTCTAAGAATATACCCCCGAGCTTTACTAAGCCACCACTGAACATTTGCATCAATTTTCCTGCAGCTCCAGGACCAGTAAAAAATGCTGCAATTGCAAGACCTAAACCCCCCAAGACTAATAAAATACCCCCTAAGCCTTTTAGTAAAGACTTAGAACATGCATCATCAGACTTAGGAATATCTACATTAATTACTGACGGTATGTTACGTGTCTTCTTCGCACCAAAATCTGGATTTTTCTCTTTTGAGAAATTGAACATAGTCCTTGCAAATATTTTGGATATAGTCCCCCAACGGGAGGCCTCATTGGTCGAGAGAGAGGGCCCTTTCTTCTTTATAGACCGTTCGTTCTTATTGTCAAAATCAGGTGAACGTACATCATCATAATTTGCAGATGATTGATTAGCTGCAGGGAGACCCGCAACATCCTTTAGCTTTTTAACTGCTTCAGCTAAAGCAGCAATTAATTTTGTAACATCTTGGTCCACATAATTATTTATTCACTAGTAAAGAAAGCCGCATCAATTTCTATAGAACCAAATTCAGTATCTAAGTAATAATTCTCGATTTTCCGGGTTTTTGTGATAAAATCTATAATATCTTTGTTTATACTACTAGGCATAGCCTCAATTATGGATCTTTTAGCAGACGCACTCATACCATCAGCAAAATTATATGTATCATCTCCAAACTCTATACTTTGTATAAATTTATCAATTTCATAAATATACAAATTACCTATGGTGTCCCCTATGGATGTATTCACCTCATTAACTCTCTCTATAGCTTTATTTACCTTTATATCTCTATTGAGAGATGGTACCTCAATATGTACAGTTATACCATCAACTACAATTGAATCTTTTAAAACGAGGCCATCTAATAAGCTGTTGTAGTTAGTAGTAACTGTAGCTAAGTGCTTAGCTATACTCAATTTATTACCAGCTACTTTGATTACATCGTCAACGAACAAAGACCTCAACGCTAGTATAATAGGGTATCTATCAATAATAGAAAAATTATAGTCTGCGCTTGCATTGCTTACTATTATTTCATTAAGTACATTTGTAAGAGTAATACCACTTGACGGGCCATCTGCAGCAGTCTTTATTATCTCTTTTTGTTGGTTTACATTAAGACCTCTAAATTCAAACTCTTTTTTAGCAGTAGGTACAGATATACTATGTGTGGTCGACTCATTTATCTCATTAAGTTTATCTAGAAGGGTACTCGTGCTCATATATATATATTAATTATAGTTGTATCTCTAAGAATCAACTCCATTCTTATTAGTCTCTTCAAACTTTTTATGAATGCTTATAATTTTATTAAATTCTCGGGGGGTTATTTTACAAAATTGATCGTAGCTCCCACCTATAACCTTACTGAAAATATATACATTCTCACAAAAAGCATCTTCATCAACAGAAAATAGAGATTTTAAAAGAAAGAATAAATTGTTATCAAAAATACCAGACTCAATCTTATCATAAGATACCTGTGAACCTTCCGCCGCAGATGGGAGAAGTGTTAAGGTATTAGTATCTTCAACTGCAATATTATTACATATATCGACCAGGTCAAAGTCTAAAGATTCTAGGAACTTAGTTTTTTCTTCATCTGTAAAATTAGCAAAATATAAAACCTCACCTATGTCAGACTCTATAGTATATATCATACTAATATATGCATCAGCAACTGTACTATGAAACATATTAACCGGAGCTGTTAGAGTAATTTTAATATCATGATATTCAATTATATTTAAAATATCTAAAGGTAGTTGCTTACAATTATTTAATATAGTGTATAAAAAGACACCTATAGTCTGATTATTGCCATTAACATCCTTACCTATTAGAGATATTGATTTATCTACATATTTTTCATATAGAGATAACCATATAAAAAATTTATCTATTTTTGTTAATTCCGGTATGACCTCCTCATTAATAACTAGGTTCAGGAGCGTTTCATCTAAAAACTTACAAATTGAATCATTATCATCATTATCGCCAATAAATTTGCAAATCATATAAAATATATAATTACTAATAGGCTTTACTTTAACATCTCGCCTCGTTTGCGGCGCTTTAATTGTTGTATAATACTCCATTAAGATACGCTATAATTATCATACACCCAGGAAGTACCTATTAGGTCTACTTTTGAAGAATCGTACGTATATGATACACTCTCTACAGCTGTTGGGGATGCATTATAATATTTAAACGTCTTTCGCGGTGATCCATCTCTACCTAAATGCGTTGCAGTTATGGTCTTTTTTAGATCATTTGCATCTGCAATACGACCATAATGAGCTGATACTATTACCCACGCTCTAAGAGCTAAGTCTGCAAATGACTCTTCAGTCTCTATGAATTGAATAACTAAAGGTCTACTGTCAGTAGATGATCTGCCAGAGTTAATTACCCCGGGTAGCAACCCACCGTTGTTTAAAATTGTTGCTTTGCCAGCATTATAGTTATCATTAGCGTGGGTTAATGAAGCTGCTAATAGCTTCACACTACCTCCAGGTATATTATCCACATTGCCCCAGGACACACTCTCTAGCTCGCTTACTTCACTCAACCTACCAGGGAGTGTAAACTCCACCTCCCACGACGTGTGTAGAGGTATGTTGGTCCTCGGATTGCCGAGATTTTCCAGGAAACTGCGAGTAGACATAAATCTATTTATGTCATTTTTTTATTATCTACTCACTAGTGTAATAATGGTATGCAAATGTAGAACTAAAGCTTACAATTTGACCAGTACCTGCCGCCATAGTATAATCTAATGCTCCGGTACTTCTAATTGCTGCACCTATTAGCTTATATGTCTTTACAGGGGCAAGGTTCTTATCAACTTGAGCTAATGATATAATAGAATCTGGCCCACCAATATTATAATCGCCGCGACCATCATTACCAAAAACTCTCTCTGTTTCTGCTATCATCTTAGAATGAATATCTGAGTTTGCATCACAATAAAAGTCAATTTGATAGGATGCAGAATTTTCATATACTGCTCGACCTGCAACATTAAAATCTAGCCCCTGATAAGGCGCAGTAACATTTTCAATCGTCCTATTTGGGATGGAGCCAGATTTTGCATAAACTAAATCATCTTCAGAAAGAGAAAACCCAGGAATGTTAATACCGATCACTCGAAATAGAAAGTCACGGGAGAACTCTCTAGCAACTGCCCGCTCGAAAAATGAAGTTATGTCTTGCATATCTATATTTAGGTTTATACCTCCGTTTTTATTAAAAAACCGCAGACAATTAACCTAAATCGGCTAAATACCACTTATGCAGACAGAACTAATAAAAAAATTGACGGAGTTATCTCAGGAGTGGTTCGATTATGAGCTACCTACTGGTATGGGTGAAGATATGGAGAATACTGAACTAATTGAAGCGGCAGTATTAAGTTGTGCAGTACAACTCGAAGATATTTTAGAAGAATTTACAGAAGATTAAAACTTACAGTGGACTTAGATCGGAACCTCATCATAATATAGATGTAACAAACAACAAATATGAATACGGATTACTACGAAAATATACTAAAAGAATTTGAACGGCTCAACACTACTAACCCCGACTTAGGAAACACTGGTGATTGTCAATCACTGCATAATACCGGCTTATGGACTGTAGTGACCACTACAGCCGGTCCGAATCGTCGAGAGCGTAAATCACCCCCTGGTGAAGATTGTCAATCTGCCCAGCCCAACCACTTTAATGGAGACCTAACCGACGGCTCTAAACCAAAGTCCCAGGAAACGTTTACTATTAGATCTAGGTCATATTACACTGACAGTAAAGACCTCATTATTAGTGTTGATCTACCTGGGGTTATCCGCTCATCGATTAATGTAAATACTACAAAGTCTACAGGTATTTTAGATATATCCGCTACTCGAAACTGCAGCTCTTCGTTTAATATAAAACATCACACTGCAAAAAGTAAGATACCGCAACAGAAATTAACTTCAAGCTTCTTTGTATCTCCCGAGTTTAATCTTGACGATCTTTGTATGACCCTTAATAACGGAGTACTATTTATAGAAATACCTAAGGCAATCTCGCCATCTACTGATAAAAAAGTTCATAAGTTTTAATGAATATAAAAGCATTATTAGATCAAAGAGATTCTAAATTCTTAAAATTCTACGAGCCGTGGCCTACATTAGATATAAATGGTGAGGATAATTATGGCGATACAGCCATCACCATGTCTGTATCTAACTGTATCAATAGGCAGCGTTATCAAGATCATAAATCTAATAAAGTTGCGAGGGTACCTCATAAGGATATTAGAATAACTGATAGGGAGCTACTGCTAAATTTTATAGCTATAAACACACCAATAGAGTCAGATAGTCTATGAAAAAAATATTAGTAACGGGCGGCGCCGGTTTTATCGGATCTGCATTAGTTCAAATATTAGCAGACTCTAATTACGAAATAATTATCTTAGACAAGATGGGGTATGCTAGCAACTCTAAGTTTGCTGAGAATATGTGTAGTAGGCTATCAAACGTCTCTCTCATTGTCGGTGATATATCTGAGAGGCCACTATTAAGAGAATTGCTACATGATAAGGGCATTGATAGTATCATTCACCTAGCAGCCGAGTCACATGTAGATAATTCAATTGCATCACCTAAACCTTTTGTAGATTCAAATATTATAGGCACATATAATATACTAGAATCCATAAGAGAATTAAAGCAAACTACCGGTAGGAGTGTTAGACTTATTCACGTCAGTACTGATGAAGTATATGGGGATTTAGATTTAAATAAATCCCCGTTTACAGAGTTATCACCGTATAGACCATCCTCACCATATGCTGCTACTAAGGCGGCTGCGGATCATCTAGTAAAATCTTGGTCAAGAACTTATGGCATAGATGCAATTGTTACCAATTGCTCAAATAATTTCGGGCCCCGTCAACATAGAGAGAAGTTAATACCTAAGTTAATATTAAATGCTATTGCTGGTAAAAATTTACCTTTATATGGAAACGGTCTCCAAATAAGAGATTGGCTATATGTTACAGATCACTGCGATGGTTTAATCCGAGTGCTTGAAGGAGGTGTTTCTGGGTCAACATATAATATAGGGGGTAAATGTGAATGTACAAATCTATCGATAGCTAATAGAGTTATGTTTGAGGTATCTTTACAAACCGCAAAACCATGCACGAGTATTATTGAGTATATTGCAGATAGGCCCGGTCACGATAAAAGATATGCAATTAATGCAAATAAAATTTCTCGTGAATTAGGATGGAAAAGAGTCACTAAATTTAATAAGAGTATTGAAAATACTGTAAGTTGGTATATTAATAACAATTAACTAACATATACGGAACCACTGTATAATTATTTTATAAATGAAATTACTAAAGAATTTTAGAATACGGTTTAATTCTGCATTCCCACGCCCCCCGTGCACTTATTGCGGAAATCCTGTTTGGGCTAATTATTCCGAAAGACCTTCTCACCTAAGATGTTTTATAGAGGCAGTAGAAACTAAAAAAAAATAATGATGCAGACGAAATCGCAGATCGAAGACAGATTGAGTTATATAAGCAGGCTGTAAGAGAGATGTCAGATACTTCTGAAGCTCCTGATATATTTAAATCCTAAGATAATGAATAATAAGAAATGTTGCCATTGCTCTCAAATAGTAAACAGCGCTCGTATAGAAGCTGGATATAATTATTGCATTATGTGCGCTGATAGTATACCGAAGGTAAGGGGGGTTATGTGCTATGGTGGTAAGACTGCCGGAGAGATGCAAGTAGTCACCCCTGAGCAATTCGCTGATCATCGAAAGTATAACCCCTACGGTAGAAATACTGGGAGAGGTTCTGGAGTTCATAAAGTAATGAACTCATCTAACGTATAGTAAATAATGATATTTCTTATTAGTAGCAACCTCAACCGTAATACACTGTTATTGATTAAATAATATTTATGGATTCAGAGGGAAACGTTCATCTACAAACATTTTTTAATCATCACCCTCATCTTGCAACAGAGATTATTGAGAAGTCTGCAACTATGTGGCTGATAGCTGATATTGGAGGCGCAGTATTATGGTCTAATGAGATATTTCAAAAGTTTATCGGATATTCTCTCCCAGAATTTACTAGGAAAGATAACCCTGTAACTTGGGAGGATTTTTCATTAAAAGATGAATCATTAAAAGCTGACATGGAAGCTGCAGCAGCTTGTGTAAGGGGAGATTATAATGAGTATACTATCCGCAAGTTTTATATACCGAAAGCAGCTGCCCCAGTATTTGTAGAAGTTTTTGTGCGTCGATACCCCCCTGAGGGAAAATATGAGTTTTTTGTAGTAGAAGTTAAGTTGCTAAGAGATGAATATTCAACTATCACCCAATCATATGAGCAGTTGAGCCGAGACGTTATGGGTCAGATCGCTATATTGAGCGCTACAATAACTGCTGTTACTGCAAATATAGAGGGACAGATCGAAGAAATTAAGTCTAATACTATATCACGTATTATTCAAACAGCAGCAGAAAAGCCTAAATCTACTGCGATACTGCTTATGGTATTAGGTACAGTAATACTAGGCCCTAGATTTATAGAGCTATTAGCTGCGTTTGCTACTGCAATTCGAAACTTTTTTTAAACATGAAATACAAAATCCCAAAAATACTATTAAATGTGTCTATTATATTTTTAATTATTATTACATCCCACGAAGTTCTTACTAGTATAGACTATATAATGTCAAAATTTATTGGGATTGTAGTAATACCAATGACTATCGGAAGTTAAATATTATCTGATAATATTTAAAATTTTAGTAGTAATACATTAAATACTATAAATGGACAACGAAACTAATTTAATTTGGGAGTCATATAATAGAGATGCACCACATGACGATATTATATCGTTTATTCGTGATAATTCGGAGCGTCGCTCTGACGGAAAGCATAAATTAGGAGAATATTGGATATCTATACAGCCAAACTCTAATCAGATAAGAGTTTTGCTCCCACGAGGTGAAGGTAAAGAATTTTATAAGCTATCTGATCCTGCTACATTAGAATTTTTAAAGGGCATCCAGGTTGATACAGACACACCTGTGAACGAAGATGGAGAAACATTTGAAAGTGCGAGATCTTATGAGGAAGATGAGATAATTGCGAGTGAATTAGTAGCATATGTATTATCTATAAGTGATCTGGGACAATTTAAAGCTGATGAAGCGATTAAATCAGCTTTTAATGTATTATTAAACGGTGATGAAAATATTATAGATATTACAGCTTTTAGGAATGCTCAAGCCGGCAGATAATTAATATAATAAGATTTTAATAAATACGAATATGGACAACGAAACTAATTTAATTTGGGAGGCATTTAATGGGAGATCAAATGAGGTCTCACTAGCTGATGAAATATATAGTATATTAGAAGATATATTTGTCACCAATGCTGATAGCCCTGGTGATGCATATATCGATGCTGGTAATGATATTCAGCAGATGCTCAAAAAAGCGATGATATATTCTGATACGCAGACTGTCATTGATATGTACAATGAAAATATAAAGATCGCAGTTGAGTGGTTTAATCAATCTGGTCTCCCTGGTTCTCCTATAGATCGAGGTAGTGTCTTAGAGCAAGTGTTTGATGATATATATAAAGTAAACAATGAGAATGAAGAGTCTGATGGAATAGCTACAGGCGCCTTCACAGATTTCTTCGATAAATACTGCGATGAAAACGAAGCTGGGCAATTTGTACCAAAATCCGGAGTTGTTATTTCTATTGAGGGATTTGATATTGTTAATATTATATCGTTAAGTGAGAATAAAGATACAGTAACTATTGAGGGTCTATCCGATAGTAAATATTCATATTTGGAGACTGCAGTTGATGATTTTATAACTCATGCAACAATTATAAGTAATTAGTTAGGTCTAACGTAGTTATTGCTATCCCTGTCAGGGTGGGGACTACACTAATGGTGTAGTTAAGCTAAATACACCAAAAAAGCTGAGCCTTTCGGCTCAGCTTTCCTGTGTATGTCGTAGGTAAGTTAGTTAACTAGCTCTTTGAAGTCTTGATTAGTTCTACTAGCGTAGAAGTTGATTAATACAAACTCTCCCGCTCTCGTCGGTTTGAGATATATATCAATTACAAGTTCATTTTGATCAATGATATCAGGGGTGTTATTTCTTTCGTCGCAAACGATGATGTAATCATAAACTCCATCATTGTTCTTAGCTTTCTCGAATAACGGCCTGAGATCATCTACTATTCTAGTACGTGTAAATACCGTGTTAGGCTCGAACACATAATATCTAGAAGTTACCTTAGTAACTTTCTCCAAATATAAGAATAATCGACGAACATTAATTCTATCAAACGCACTCGGCATCTTCTGTAGAGTCTTTTGACCGAATACTGTTATACCCTCCCTGAACAATGTAATAGGGTTCATTGCGAATTTATACAAATCGTCCCGTTGTTTGAGGTTAGGCGTAATTGCAATATCGTTAACACCCGATACTCTACCGCGTGTAAAGCCTGCAGGAGCTATCCAAGGGTATGTAGTAGTATCAGTTTTTGTCATAAGCGACGCAGCAATACCAGAGAACGGTGACCAGAAATCAGTACCGGAAAACTTATCGTTAACCCTTGCCCAGTTAGCATATGTACACGTATAAGAGCTATTACTATTATTGAATTGATGCCTCAATGAGCTAAATATATGTTGAGACCAATTTTTATTCGGATTAGATATCGTTTTTGCATTAGTACCTTGAATTAAAATATGGCGAATTGGATCAGCAATAAAGAGATGATCTTTCCTTTCAAACTCTGCAAAGTTTTGAAATCTACTGAATATAGTATTATAATTACCTCTAAGGTCAGACTCTAGAGCTGGTGTAACATATCCGTTTGTATTTGCAAGAGCTCCCAAACCCTCAGTCAAACCTTCTGATGTTTGTATATCGTCATAATAGCTAGTCCGATTTGCACTTGCTACTGCATATATAGTGCCTAGACCAGCCTCGATTGATATATCTATATTATATATTTCATCATTTCTAACTAGATCGAGAATACGATCAAGCTTAAGCGGTATACTGCCGAGGCTTTTATCAGAATATGTGTTACTCGAATATGCGCCGATAGGGTATAGATTGTCAGCCGAACTATCAGACCCTATATCACTTATACCGAGTGCAGTCTTAAACGCAGCGGCAGTTAGAGCACTATATTCACACCTATACTTTTCACCTCTTGCGGATAATGTACTAGTCCCTAAATGAGCTTGGTATGTATCCTCAATAAGATTATTAGTAAACAATCTTACTGCCTTTCTAGGTATGCCATCTGGACTTAACCATGTAGAGCCACCTCGATTAGTTATATTATCATTAACTAACACCGTAACGTTTCTTGAAGAATTATTGAGTTTAGGCTCAATAAAGAATGTAATAGGATCACCGCCTTGAGTATCTCCGATTTGCCTATGCGAGTCGAGAGAGCCGACAGCATTATCTTCGAGGTAATAATCTAATTTAATAGTATCTGGATTAAACAGAGATTGTCTTAATTTAAATACACCTATATTTAGTATATCATCATATGATGATCCCTGTACATCAAACCCAGCTGTACTCTCTAGTACTTGTGAAACAGTACCTTGAGATACTTGTGTGCCACTTAATGTAAAATTAATTCGGCTTTCTGGAAGATTGGTAAAGTTTGAACCATTACCACTAGACGTTGAATCTGTCTGTAGGGTTTTAACTTGACGAATTGTATCATTTTCTTCTGCAGGATTTACATTCGTGTTATCTGTAATACCGATATAGTATCCCTCAAATCTATCATTAATAGTAGTGAGGCCTTTATTGAGTACAACTACACCAGCTCCACCAAAATTACTAACGCTGGAGATGTTACCAGCTGCAGACGCTGTATTCGCCCAAGTAAATCCACTACCATCAATAGCTGACAGATATTCAGATTTAGTTAATGCAAAGTGTATAGGTTCGCCGAGTATATACGTTGCAGATGCTGGAGATAAAGCAGTACTAAAGTCGTTATACTTACCGTTACCACTATTAGGCGATACAGTGACTACTGGGTAAACTAATGCCCCATATTGATCTCCAAATCCTTCCCCTAGATCTGGCCCGTAAGGCATTCGTGATATATTGACATTCGCGCCAGCCTTTATTAATGGCTCTACACTGTAATATAAATATCGCTCAGCAGGTGTTTGTGGAATTCCATATATTGCCTCGTACTCTCGCATACTCGTCGGCTTTATTATTTCATCTGTAGGACCCTTAGAGGCAAAACCAGTTGCAAAGACATCAGTCCCAGCAAATGTAGCTAGTCGCGACGTGAGGTCAAATTCTCGTATTTCCACCCCAGGGGATTGAATAGTTCTCATATACCAATATTTAATAAATTTTAGCTATAAAAACCGCATTATTGGTTATTTATTTAAATACTATATTAAATCACATAATAGTTGAGAGAATTGGAATGTAAAAGTACAGGAAATTTGAGAGCTCTCCTGCTCATTAAAAGCTATACTACCTAGGTTTGTTGGAAAGGCTCTTACATAGGTCCACTTTAATCGAGTCTTATTGAACTCATCTAAACCATAAACTGTAAAATCGGTAGAATAGTCTTCGATGCTGATTGATTTTTTACTTAATACTTTCGGTTGATCTGTCAGCTCGCTAAATTGACCATCATTCTCAGATCTCATAAGGTTAATCCATCTATAAATAGCCCAGTAGTTACTCCACAAACTATCTACATGGAAATTTACCGTAACAGGGTCCCAAGATGGTCTTGCATGAGTAGATACAGGCATATTACCACCCATGTATTGCAACTCTACCGACGGCACACTTATAGGCGGTATTACAGTGCCCCATACAGAGAACTGTAAGCTATTTAAATTCATTGTGGCATTATTTCTCTCTATCTTCGAATCTATCAGCTTTAATGCATGAGGTATATTTAGCACTAAGAGGAATTTATCAATCTGCGCTTTATTAAGTGCAGATGGCATATACTCAATTGAATTAGGATCTGTTGCACTAGTCATAATAATATTTAGACTTATACCATAAATAAAGAGTATATAATGTCTAAGAAGAGTGACCAATTTTACATGAATAACCCAAACCTCCCCAAGCGGGGAGCACAGTTTGAGTACTCACCGGACCAAATTAAGAGATTAAACAAAGCGAAAAATAATATTATATACTTCGCTGAAGAGTTTTTCTTTATCATCGCTCCAGGATCTGGCCGTTGCAAAATTAAGCTTCATAAATGTCAGAAAAAAGTACTACGAGGGTTTAGAGATAATAGATTTAATATAGTTTTAGCTTCTCGACAGGTAGGCAAATCGACGATGATGACTATTTATGCATTGTGGGTAGCGTGTTTTAAAGCAGATCAACGAATACTTATCGTAGCTAATAAAGAGGCTACTGCTATTGAAATTTTTAGACGAGTACGTATGGCTTATGAGGAGCTTCCAAACTGGTTAAAGCCACCAGTTACAGAATATGGCAAAACTTCTGCAGAGTTTGAAAACGGCTCTAGAATCGGAATTACTACTACTACATCTTCAGCCGGTCGAGGTAGTTCTTGCGACCTTCTAATACTAGATGAGCTCGCTCACATTGAGAGAAACATGATGAAAGAATTTTGGGCGGCAGTATACCCAATTATTTCTGCCTCTAAAAAATCTCAGATACTAATTGCCTCAACTCCTGCTGGAACTGATAATCTATTTTATACTCTATGGATTGGCGCTGAAAGGGGAGAAAATGGCTGGACTCCAGCTAAGATTCATTGGAGTGAGATACCAGGGAGAGACGCGAAGTGGGCTAAAGAAACTCGAGATTCACTAGAGAGTGAAGATTTATGGCAGCAGGAATTTGAACTCCAATTCCACTCAGCAGGGCAATCTGCAGTAGACTTTGAACAGTATGAAAGATTAAAACTTAATGCAAGAAAGCCTGAATTTGAGCTATATAACGGAGCATATAAAATATATGCAACACCTGACGAGTCTAGGGTTTATGTAGCAGGTGTAGATGTAGCTGAAGGAGTTGGTCAGGATTTTTCTATTATACAAGTATTAGATATAACTAATTTACAAGAAATAGAGCAGGTGGCAGAATATGCTAACAATGGAATATCACCTTATAATTTCAGTACAGAGTTGTTAGAGATTTTAGGAAACTGGGGAAATCCACTAACTCTTATAGAAAGAAATAATCAAGGCACAGCAGTACTAGAGCGATTATACCATACTGAGAACTACAGTAACATAGTTTCATACGGATCGGGTAAAGCAGCTAGAAGCAATAAGCAGATAGGAATGGTATCTCATACTAATACAAAATATGCTGCCGTAACTAATATGAGGTATTGGTTTAATGATTTAGAATCTGTAGTGTTACATAGTCTGGAGACTCTAAAGGAGTTCAAACATTTTGTTAGAAAACCTAATAAGGCTTGGGCTGCAGAGAGGGGATTTCATGATGACCGCATAATGGCGCTTGCCTGGGCATTAATGATACTACATGAAGAGATTGTTACAAAATACTTTGAAGTATTAGACCGAGATGATAATGGCCGACCATTGAAGTTAGATCCTCATGATTATGGCCTGCACAAATTTACAAATCCTTTATCCCAATATGAGGATGCTGCAAAAAATCATGAGCAAATCGGAATGCCCATGATTTTTAATGATACCATGGAGGATATAGATATGGAAGATCTTGAATCTTTAGGGTGGACTGCCTTATAGCATGCCCTGTCTAACTAATCGACGAAGCTCTGGAAAGCTATGATTAGTGGAATTGCTTGAGAGGTTTTGAGATTTTGTCTCCTGGAATCCGGTAGTTGCAGTAAATAAAGTAACGCTATTATCATCTAATATTATACCCATTTCGGTTGTGTTGTATACTGCATCTACACTAAATTTAATACCTTGAGTGGCACTCAACGTAATCATATCTCCTGACAGCTCCGAATCCTCAACAGCATTAAACGATACTCCCTTAATATTCCTCCCATCGATATCACCAGCGCTAATAAATAGTACATGGGTAGATGCCTGCGCGATGAGAGAGTCTGGCTCAGGGAGTATAAGATTTAATGAGTTGAATGTAAATTCCATAATAATATTTATAGTTAATGTCAGTTTTTATTGGAAATAATACAATAAAACATTAAATATATACATGTCCACAATTGACCACAAAGATATAGCTTCAATTTACTCCCAAATGGGTGCCAACTTTATTAATGAAAAGGTTGAGGATCAATCCTTACCTGATGATACAAAGTCAACATCTAAGAGTAAAAAGGTTAAAGGTAATGCCGGTATTGGTAATAAGGAAAAGTGCCCAACCAAGACTGACGGCTATAAAGCCCCAGAAGAAGCTGAAGATAAATATAATTCTAGTGCAAAAGTACATAAAGAATCTAAAACTAATAAAAAGGTTAAAAAAGATAAGAACTTTTCCAAAGAAGGCATAAATAGTTATATGAGCGGTAAAAGTTTATTTGATGAATTATATGAAGAAGTGATGTCCGATGATGAGGATATTTTAGGTATCGGCGGCGATGATGACGGTGAGGGCAATTTTGGAGACGAATTTGATTCTGAAGCCGGTGAGGGAGAAGTTACCCTAACACTACCCAAAGAAGTAGCTGAGCAACTTTTTGATCTCTTAGCAGGTCAGTTAGACGACACTGGTGAAGAAGAGGATGATGGTGAGCTGGATCTTGACGGTGATGAGATGGATGAAGATGATCAGTTTTCATTCGGAGAAGGTGTCGATTCAGAGACCATCCCAGAACCATCGAAAGATTCTGACAAATCACGACAGGTGGTTGCGCACAAAGACCTTGTAGCCTCTGGCGATGGTAAACAAACTACTACTACTAAGGTTGGCGATGATGGTGATCATGGTCATGCTATTGTAAACGGTAAGCATAAAAATTCTGATAAAGCTCGTCACCGAGTTCGTGCGAAGCGGGGAGTAACTCCAGGTAGTCAAGCATTTAGTAAATAATTAACCTCTAGTATATAAAAAGCCGCTATCTTTTAAATAGGGAGCGGCTTTTTTGTGTCTACTAAATGAAAGAAAAGGTCTTTTTTATATCTCCACCGAAATCTGGAAGTAAATCTTACTCATGGGCTCTAAAAACTCTTGGGTGGAATTCAATTCATAATTATATAGAGCTCCCGGTTAGAACCGAATTAAGAGATTGGGAGTATTTTAGAAATTCGGAATATAATGCATTTTTTGATCTAGGGTGGATTCACTGGCGAGAGCTATTGAATGAATTTACCGACTCTAAATTTATAGTATCCTACCGAGACCCTTTTGATTTAGCGTTTTCCACATTTAATCACAATCAAAGTCTCTTACACGCGGGTAAAAAAGTATCCCCTATACTACAAAATGCCCCAAAATTTGATTATAGTGGCATTGCAACCGGCGCAAGGCTATTTTATACTGAGATTTTTGAGAGGATAATAAGCGGGGAGCTTTCTGATAGAGTATTAGTTACTAGACCCGAGATGGGTTGGGATCACCTGTGTAGATTTTTAGAAGTTGATGTACCAGATGTGCCATTTCCGCACTACCATGATAAGACAAACATCTATAAGGTTATAACTACTGGCTGCGAGCCACCACCACAAGCGTTTCCGAATGTTATTATCGGAGATAAAACATAGATTTTGCATAAATAATGATGTGAAAACATTTTTAGAATATTGGGGCTCAAAACTGTCAAATTCTCAACGTAAGCAGTGGCAATCTAAATCTAGCCCGTTTAAGACAGATGGTGACTTTAGAGGTGATGGTGGTAGAATTACTTCTATAGATGCTATACCTGACAGCCGACAGCACGACGGCTCGCTGCACCCTAAGGTTGAAAAAATGAGATTAAATCAATCGACACAAGAGATTTTATCACCCGCTGATGTAAGCCGTATAGCAGATATGTATAATATATCTAATCTATCTCCAACATCGCCTAAGCAACTATCCAACACTGGAATTATTATAACTTATAGTGCGCCACACAACGCATTTATCCTTAAAAGATCATGAGTATAGAAGATTGCGATAAATATTATACTCCTTCATCTCTTGGAGGCTCTTGCTTTTATACCGGAGGTAATAATACATCAATTGAGTGTAAAACAAGGTTAACTGATAAGGACTGCAATAGTAATGATATTGATACAGTGTCTGAAATTGTAAGAGATGCGATTAATAGTACAGGTGTAGAGGTTCAGTACTATGTGAATACAACGACATTAACTGGAGCAGACCCTATATATGGCGAACAACCGGAAGCTGTATATCACCCACCTCGCCCTATGCTAATGTATATAGAGCTTGATGAAGACGCTATTCAGTTTTCTAAATTCGGTATAAGAGCTGATGATAACATTACCGCTTATGTTCATTTGAGCTCATATGCCGCTGCGTTTGATGGGGACTCAATATATACAGATAACGGTTGGTTTATCGAGCCAAAGTCGGATGATGTATTTGTACTTGAAGAGTATGGAGCAACTAGACCAGGAGATAGAACAGGTAAGCAATTTATAGTTACTGAGCGGATGGAGTCTGATATTTCATCTGGGATGAACGCCTTAGGCGGTCATTATGTATGGCGAATTCGAGCCAGGAGACTTGAATGGTCTTTTGAGCCAGGTCTCAGCGGAGAGGGCGGAGATAATCAGATATTTAATAACAGCTTTTCTGGTAGATTGAGTGGAGGTGATCACCCTACCACTGACGATGATAGCCCATTAGGGGATATTGACCAATATAGTGGAGATAATATATTTGATATGGACGAGCATATGGATTCGGATGTATATGGGGATTACGGTTAATTATTTTTTAGCCTCTTGAAAATTAATGGAAACCTGGTATAATAATAATATCAGATAATCGTTTATGAAAAGAAAGAGAAATAAAGTATCAGAAGCTGCTGAGCAGCTTAAAGGAGTTGCTACGGCAATTAAGAATATTGAAAGTACTGCTGAACATATTAAGGTTAAAGATACTACATTAGCTAGTAAACTACCTACAATTAATCAAGCTCTCGTTAATCGTATTATTAAAAGGGCTGAGCGGGGATCTTTTGGTCTCAGGCGACAATCCAAGCCTGCTGATATTACTCAATTTGCTCAAATGAGTATTGAAACACTCTCCATGTGCTTAGTTGGAGCGTTTCATGATAAATATGATCTCATTGCTATTATGACAGCGGCGATTGAAGAGATGACAATAGTTAATAATTAGATGAATACACTATTAATTACAAATCCGCTTCACCCTTATGCAGATAAGCAGTCAATCTCGTCCGTTTTACGGGATTTAGCGACAGAGGACTATTGCGATGGTACTCCATATGTTCAAATGATTGAAGCTGCTGATTATATCGACACTCTTGAAAAGCAACTGTTAGTGAAGTCGTTCGATTACTCAGAAAACTTCAAGTTTTCCAAAAACTAATATTGCATATATTTTACTGCTATTAAATTTTAAAATGCCAGACATAAAATCTCCAATTACATTTGAAGAATCAGCTCATGTGTATACATCTAATATCGATGGTTCTGAGCTTATCTCTGCAACTACATTATTAGAAGAATATAAGCCAAAATTTGATTCAGAATATCACGCCGCTAGAGTTGCAAAGAGGGAAGGTGTATCTGTAGATGTAGTTTTAGCAAGCTGGAATAAACTAAAGGATGATGCGTGTGAATTCGGTAGCGATGTACACGTTGCATGTGAAGAGTTCTTACTCACAGGCGTAAAGAGGTCGGAATATCTTAATTTAATTGATTCCTTCGATAGGGTTTCAAAGCCATTAATATCTCATGGGAAGACCATTTATGCAGAAAAGCTTATGTGGGATCTAGATCTAAGAATTGCTGGTACTGCAGATATTGTCGTAGAGAATAAAGATACCTTTGTTGTCGGAGATTTTAAAACAAATAAACGATTCCGATTTAAATCAAAGTACAAAGAATACTACCTAGACCCCATTTCTCACCTAGCTGTATGTGAGTTTAATTCTTATGCTTTACAGATGTCGTTATATGCATTTTTATATGAGAAAATGACTAATAAAAAGTGCGCAGCACTAACAGTATATTACAAGCAAGGTCAACAGTTTCTACCTATTAATTGTAACTATCTAAAACACGAGATAGAGGCTATGGTAGATAGCTATACAAAAAAAGGAACTAAGATATAATTTAATTACAATGAAAACAAACCTATAATTATAAATGGAAAATTTATTACAAGAAATCAATCAGTTGTTCGGAAAATCGAAAGTGGTAGCACTATTTGAATTAATAGATGATGTACAGCAGAGTAAGTCTTCGTCGATATCTCTTTATCTGCTACGAGTATTATCACCTGCAAATGCAAGTATATATAAAAAAATTCTTGAATATATATGTACGAGAATAGCTGAAGAGATATCAAAAGTAGAAATTAAATCTAATGCTTTCGAGCTTAAGCTGGTAGCTAGTAATATTCTTGCTGAATCTGGCTATAATGGATTAAAAGAAATAATCGAAAATTTAGATATTGTATCCGACCGATTGGCTACCAATGGCCCGCCCGATTTTGAAGATGTATTTTTATTTATGTTTCCTAATGAAGATGATTATTGGAGCGGTAATTAATATATGACTACCCTATCAGTAGAATTAGCGAAAGTCTTATTTGAGTATACAAAAACACTAAATAAGGACCACCAATTAGAGCTAATTAACTTTCTTAGCGGTGATACTATAGATATCCCCGATATTATTAATATTTTAAAAGCTATTGAGGAGATGCAAATAGCTACCCCATCTAATATAATACAATTTAATCTAAACTAATATAAGTGAATTTTTATATTATACATAAAGGTATTATTCTATAACCCCCTATGATTGATTTTATTAATCTTCAATATGTTACTATATCAGGTGAAAATGTTTTTTTATACAATGATAAGCCTTACACAAAAATAAAAACTATCACTGCAATACTAGTTGCAGATGGGCTTACTGATACTCAAGCAATTAAACAAATTCAAAAAACAAAAAAGCAATTCATCAAGTTTGGAACTTGATTACAATATAATATATGAATAACGAGGGTTTAGAAATTTATAAAAATCTTATAGATAAATATTACGATATCATTTTTGAGTCGGACACGGATTCAGAAAAGGTAGATGATGTTATCGAGAGTTTAAATATTTGGTTCTGTAAAAGTGTAAATGAGGGTCATGATTGGGTTTTAGACTAATGTGGCTTTTGGCAGCATACATATTGTATACGGTGTATGCAATCTTATAAATACCCCACATTAGCTGGTATTAAATGCTCAACCCTAGTTGATAATATGGGAGATATGACTGAAGAAGAATACCTATCTAACCTTAAGTCTGGAGGATAATACAAATGGAAAACAAAGATATATTAACAATCGCGACTAGAGATATAAAAAAAAGATACCCAGGTATTCATAAATTTGAGTGCCAAGATGTCGAGGATGGTATAACATGTGGATATGAATGGGAAACCCCGACTAGAGATTACATGTCCCCTAGCGGGGACTGCTGCCCGGTTTGCTTTTCTGAGAATGTATCTAAGGAGTCCTGGAGAGACGATACACTAAAAGTAGATCTCTTTGGAAATTTAATTTAATACACGATGATTATACAGCTATTAAGTGATTTTTATACTCCGTATATATTCTATATAGGCACCGTATGTATGTTCATTCCAGGGATACTGATGCCTTTAAAATATTTTATAAGGCTCTCAATCCGTTATATTAAAGATGACAATAGTAGCAGACTGACAATAACTATATTTGAGTGCCCAATTTTATATCTTTACCCGTGGGATTCAAATGACCCACTTTCAGCGTTCATGATAAATAGTGCAGCGTGCTTAGTTATAGCAGCTATATGGCCATTGCTTATTATATGGGGCGCTATATATGGGATATTAAGATTTATAAGATATATGTATAGAATATTAAATAAAGTAAAATTACAAAAATAATTATATAATGAGAACATACCAATATAAAGAGCTAGATAAGATAGTAAAAGCTCATATGATACAAGTAGCTAACAATTTAGATACTAAAAATGAGGCTATTGCCGCCGCGAAGCTGCTCCTCAATAAAATAAATTATGTGCGAAGAGCCATTCCATTTGATATTCCCACTAGAATTGACGATACGGTCAAAATATCATCATATGTAATAATACCAGCTGATATAAAAAACCATAGACCAAATAAAGATAATGATATTAGGTGGAATATTTGCTACCCTGACAAATTAAAAGATGTTACACCTCCCCGACAGACTCACCTTATTAAAAGTATATACAGTTCGTCGGATGCAGATGTTATAAAATTTATATTGAAACATGTAGCTGTCTCATCTCTTGACAGAGATATAAATTATTCAAAAGAGTAAACCTCTCCGATAGCATCTAATATAAATAATCAAATGGAAAACAATACAATATATAATATCAAAAAAAACATTAACAAGCTTAGGTTTTTATTATTATTAACTCTACCTCTATCCCCTTGCATAGTAAGCTGCGTTCATAATAATAATACTATGGACGATTGGACAGAAGTTACTCGTCGTGCTGATGTAGAAATGGAGTCTCATAGAAATAGATATAACGGAGCAGATCCAAATATATATATAGTTGTCCCAGTTCACAGATTTTGAGAATATAAAAAATAAAAAAAAATCTAATAATACCTCCCCGTGCTCCTGTAATATAGATTATAATTACCCATTATTAATTTATGTTAATGGCGTTCATGGCTGGAAGCGAGTAGATGCTATTAATAATTTTACGGATGCTATAAACATAGCGTCGGCCTATTGCTGGTATAATGGTGAAGATAATGTTAGAATAACAGATAGTAGAGGTATAGAGTTATGAGTAATAGAAAAATGAAATCAAGTTTTGCGGACCTTTCAGCTGCAATAGTTAAAACTTTTTGTGTGGGAGGCGGTTTATATAAATTTCAACTAAATCAAAGCGAAGAACATTTAGCTCAGGTGACTCAAAATCATAAAGAGTTGAGAGCAATGTGCCCTCACCCTAGAGACTCAATAATTGTAGAGGCTGACTTATACTCTTGCGCTGATGGGTATGGGGGTAGAAATTACTTTGACAGTGGGTTTATTGTATCATGCACCTTATGTGTTAGTAAAATCGGTAAGTTAGGATTTAATATTGCAACCGGTGAGCCGGAGGGCGATGAAGATATTGTAGAGATTTTCAATATATGTGAAATAGTTGAAGCTGATAACCGCCGACGTCTTCATAAAGATAATGTCCGTCGAGATGATTTGGCAGAGCTTGATAGACTTAAGCAAAAATATGAATAAATATAATATATGAATAAGCGAAGTTTTTTATCTATAATGGGCGGATTAACATTCCCTACAATTTTAAATGCGCAATATGGTAAAGCCGTAAAAGCTAAGAATATAATTTATATATATTTGGACGGGGGTATATCATCTCAAGAGACCTGGAACCCTAAACCGTTTGCGGACGCTGAATTTAGAGGCCCGTATGAAGCTATTAAGACTAAGACAGACGGTTTATTGTTTTCAGATCGCTTCCCCCTACTTGCGAAAGAGACTGACAAATTTTCTGTGATTAACAGCATGACTCATGGTCAGGCCGCGCACGAGAGGGGTACTGAGTACATGTTTACAGGCTATAAGCCCAGCCCCGCCATTAAATATCCATCTGTAGGATCTATAGTCTCTCACGAACTCGGATTTAGAAATTCTCTGCCTGCTTATGTTTCAGTCCCAGTAGAGCAAAACGAATTTGCGAGCACGGGTTTTCTCTCAGCTAAGTTTGGCTCTTTTAGCCTTGGGGCTGACCCAGCTGCAAAAGACTTCAAGGTTAGAGATTTAAAGAATGGAGTATCAAACAGAAAAAGGGATTTACTAGAGCTCGTGGATTCTAAATTTAAGAGAGAAATAAAATCCGATAATGTAATTGCGATGGATAAATTTTATGATCAAGCATTTGATTTAATGTCTTCTGAGGCAGCAATGCAGGCATTTGATATATCGAAGGAATCAGAAACGATGAAGGATATGTATGGGAAAACTCAGCCAGGGCAAAGGCTTTTGATTTCTCGACGACTTGTAGAGGCGGGGGTACGAATTGTTAAGGTAAATTATGGCGGTTGGGACAATCATGACAAGATAAAAAACAGTTTCGATGCGAAGGCACCTGATCTAGATAAAGCTCTCTCTGCACTCTTCACCGATCTTGCAGCGCGAGGTATTTTAGATGAGACGATGGTAATTGTAACTAGTGAATTTGGCCGTACTCCGAAGATTAATAAGACGGCAGGTCGCGATCACTGGCCTAGAAACTTTTCTACTATTATCGGCGGCGGTGGTATTAATAATGGGATGGTTTACGGTACTACAGACTCCATATCTAACGAAGTGGAGGAGAGTCCAGTATCTCCAGAGGATTTATTTGCGACAATGTTTCATCTTGCTGGTATAGATTCAACAAAGGAGTTAATGACTCCAGATCTCCGACCGATAAAAATAAGTAAGGGGAACATTATCTCTGAATTAATATAGAAATTAAAATGGAACTATAATAATATTAGATTATGAAAGAGCTGTATAAAGGTATTACTTATTATAAAGAATATATACCATCTGTAACTATACCAGCGATAACAGCAGAGCTATTAAATCTTGACTGGATAACAAAAAGAGCTGCTCGGCATGAATACTTTATGTCCAATTCTAAGACTGAATATTCTTACGGTAATGCATTTGGTGGAGCTGAGCAATATACTTCCCAAAATATGGAGCCTTTTATAGGCTCTATAATGTCCCTTCTTAATTACGATATAGGCTCTAATTTTAACGGTTGCTTCTTAAACAAATATGATACAGATAAACAGCATCTAGGGTATCATGCAGATGACTTTGATGGCATGGATCCAGACGAGCCAATTGCTGTAATTTCATTTGGAGCGGAGAGAGAAATATGGGTTAAGCCCCAAAAATCTGAATGTTCAGGATGTTGCGGAACTGGAGTAGAAAAGGCATCGGTTCTTGATAACACCCCCCATAATTTTAAATGTACAATTTGTAACGACACTGGTATGATACCAACCAAAGGAAATATACCAGACGATCAGAAAATTTTATTAGAAGAAGGCTCTTTATTTGTAATGCCTGTAGGGTTTCAGGACGATTACTTCCATAGAATTCCGAAACATGATAGGCCCTGCGATTGGCGTATTAGTCTAACATTTAGAAGTTTTCTTAATTAATATATTGGAACCTATTTATAATTATAATATATGAAGAGTACACATAAGACAGACGTTCCACTTTCCAATCACTTCGTGCGTCCCAGCGAACTTCCAAAGATGCAGCCAGAAAAATTAGTAAAGGGCAAATTTAGAGAGGGGGAGAGGCGATGCATGACTGGGTGGATGTTAGATATATTTTTAGATAGTGAGACTCCATACGTCGATGCATATAAAGAATTCCGATGCGAGATGATGGATCAGATGTATAATCATTTTAGCGAGGACCACGCAAACACTCCAGAGCAACGATCTAAATTGTGGAATATGACTGCGGATAGTCTTGGTTATAAATTAGTATGATAGTATTAGATAAAGATCTGCATCGAGCTGCTGCTACAATGCAGCTAGAAAACTTACTCACAGTATGGAATAAACGAATTGCTACCGCTGAGTTATCTATTAAAAACGCGAGAGCCGCGGGAGATTTAGACAAGATACTTCGTGTAGCCATTAAGCTGGGGGCTATTAAAGTCGCCACATCGGAGCTTGAAGCTATATTACATCCTGAGTATCATGAAATGATAACAAATGAGTGTGCTGTTGAGGTGAAGTCAGCCCCTATTGAAGTATAAAATTAGGAACCTATTTATAATTATAATATGGAAGACCAGATTAATAAAAAATATCAAGTAGCCATTGACGAGCTTAATAGGGCAAAGAAATTCTTTCTCGATAGGTTTTGTGATGATGATAGAGTAAAAAACGCTAATGTATTTATTACTATTCAGACGAGCGCTCGACGAAATAATCTAGGTCATTTTTGGGCGGAAAAATGGGTGTCAGACTCTTCTGCAGCTGATGAGGATAAGGAATATTATCATGAAATAAATATATGCGCTGAGTATATGAACCGTCCAGCTCAGGATATATATGAAACGCTGCTTCATGAGCTTGCGCATCTATACAATAATATTTTAGAATTGCCGGATTGTAATGACGTTCAGTATCATAATAAAAATTTTAAAAAAGCTGCGGAAATGTTTGGGTTAATTGTAGATCGATTCCCAGGTAAGGGATGGGCTCTAACATCCCTGAGCGAAGAAGCACACAGTGCAATAGCCGCACTGGAGCCAAAAGCTGACGCTTTAAACTTTCATAGAGTATCACAACCTAAAATTCAGCAAGAGTCTAAGTACATTAATATCAGTCTGAAAAAATCTGAATGGGACGATTTCTTCAAAGAAAAGCTTGATGAGCTCGGGCTCGAGAAGCCGAAAGAATTAATTTTACAACTATTAGAGGAGTTAAATTAATAATGAATACAGCATACACATTACCGAAAGATATTGCTGTTAAAGTATTAGCAGAAGCAGCTACTATAGGGAAAGTTAAATTAGATATGCTAGATTGCGCTATTAGCTACGCTAGAATACCTACTACTAAAACTTTACCGCAAATACTATTACTATCTGAAGACACTCCTACACATTATAATTTTATTTATAGAGATCAAAGTTTTTTGCAACCCCCCAAATCTGAAGCTGATGATTTAGATAGCCAATCAAAAGATTATTGGGATGTAGGATTATCCACAGTTTCTGCTGTTAGTTTTTTCGTCTGGATAAAGCTTAATATAGAAGACGGCTGGAAATTAGTAGAAAAATATAAACTAGAGCTTAATGAGTGGTGATTGGAACTTTACTCTCCCTTGGGAAAGCAGATCTGATGATCTGTATAAAATAGAAGACTCTCTGATGTCGTTTCTTGTTTATATACACAATAACGAGTCTAATGAAGAAAATTCTTTTGCAAGGGGTCTGTTAGAAAATGACCGTAGACTCACGGTTGAATCCTTAAGCTGTGTACGAAAATTGAGAGATGAATGTAAACCTATCCGGTAACTATGTAGTTACTAATCGATCAATTAAAGTAAAAACATGTGACGATATATGTAAATATTACCAATGGCTTTTTAACCGTCATCACTTTAATACCATTAAATCAAACCGACCAAGACATGGCGCGCACGTTGGTGTAGTGAGTTCTAAAATCCATGATGTTGACTGTACAAAATTTTTACATCTTAATGATACCCCGGTAGATTTTAGTGTTGACATTAGCGGCAACTACGGAGGGTTCTCTCGCGGGTTTCTGAACTTCTGGCTAGATGCATATTCCGTCGATTTTATTAATATTAGGAAGCAGCTCAACATACATAAAATTGAGCCTGGATTCTCACCGTTCCACTTAACAATTTTAAATACTAAGTAATTATATCTTAAGGGGATACTGTTTAGGAACCCTAGTATAATTAGAGAGAAGACAATATATCTACAAACGACCATTATGGGATTCCTAACAAACATTAAATCATTAGACGAGGTACCGCAATTTGAGGTTATTAAAGAGCCTTTATTTGATTCTAGAAACGAACCGATTCCCAATCTTTTTTCGCTTATGCGAACTGATAGTCGAGAGCATTTAGGGTCTTGCACCAATTCATATCGCCCCATTCAAATGAATGAGATGATTGAGACAATCAAAGTTGCATCTAAAGCGGCGGGTGATATTGAGCATATTGGATATACTACGAGCTCATCAGGTAAGAAGGTATTGATCCAATCAAAGATCGGCAACTTCGGATTAACTGATGATCCGATCGAGGGAATTTTTTATACTATTATTGATAATTCTGGAAAATCTGCAAATATGGTCATCCCCTCAACCATGCGGATTTCGTGTGATAATGCTCTACATCTAGTTAGATATAAGCATAAGGAATCGACCGGTAATACTCGAAATACCTCACTACGTCATAATTACAATTTTGATGAGCGAGTGGAAATGTTTGTTACTAATATTCAATCGAATATTGAAACTGTAAAGAACTTCCAGACAATTGCCAATAGGCTAAGAGATCAGCCATTTACAAAGGATAAAATGGTACTATTATCTCATAAATTAATGCCCAAACAAGACGATGAGTCTACAAAGAGGGTCAGTAAGAGGTCATGTCTAATCTCGAAGTTCGGCAACAACGGCAGAGCGAATGAAGGCAAAACGAAATGGGATGCACTAAACGCCGTAACGGAATTTGAATCTCACCAGAAATTTACTCCAGCTAAACTGATCCGAACCCTAACCGCATCCACAATGTCTACTCAGGCACTGGAGATACTTCAAGGGGCGTAATAATTTGTTCAACCTAGTGTAGTGTGTGCTATACTTTTAACGGGCCCTTAGTAACTAAGGGCCCGTTAATTTATTATTCTGGTATCTGTTTCAGTTCTGATACTGGGGCATACGTAGCCTTCTCCGACCGATTATAGTAGGAATTTTCTAACCAAAAGGTACTAAAATATACCATACCGCCTTTATTGCTAAGATGTTTTGCAGCTGTATCCGCCGAGATGCCCCGATTTGCAACCAACCATTCTACAACAGGTACAAATTCCGGTTCCGTACCTGGAGATGAGCTGTCCGTAGCCTCATTATTAACGAGAGATAAAAACCAATCCTTATTAACTTTTTTACCAGGGCATGTTTTATAACTTTTAGGGTCTTCTCGATGGAACTTAACATCGCTGCTATCTATTGTGGAATTATTACCCATCCATTTAATTAAAGACCTTGCTGTTGCAGCCGCAGTTTCCCAAGACTCCAGACCTCTACCCGATTCCGGATCTTCAGTATCATAATTACCTAGAACTTCTATACCGATCGACGTAGAGTTAAAGGAGCGGGCGTGGATGCCGCTGGATTGGAGAGGCGACATTCCGAAAATTTGATCCTCATCAATAAACAGATGAGGTCCCCTCGACCATCCTAATTTTTTTTGATAGTAATTTTTTATATTTACTATGTGCTGAATTGTAAACCCACGCGGCCTAGTCTCGAGATTAGGTGCCCATGTGTGATGCATGGTTACACTTTTACACCAACTCGGAACCTTTATAGTATTAAGATACTGATCAAAAGTTTCCGGAGTCCAGACTTTTCCTACGTTTGAGTATGACATACTAATATTTAAGGCAAATGTATATTTTTTACGGAACTTCAATATAATTATATTATAGGGTATTGAGACGTTATTATTTAAATAGGTGGTGGGCGACACGGAAGCCGAAGCTGGGTTCAAATCCTGGTTGTGACTCTGGTTGAGTGTGTGAGTTCGAGTCTCACATTAAGAGATAGGTATCTTACTGGGTTCGACTCCCAGCACCACCCATTTAGATAATACAGACTGTATGAAAATTAGACTAAGAGAAATATACAAATATTGTAAGCGAGTCTTCGAGCACTCCAAATCTGTGCAGGAACTGACAATTCTTAGAGCTCGGTATAGAGTATTACAAGATAAGTATAACATTGCTCAGACTAATACATATAAATCCTTTGACAAAGGAGATTGGGATAATTATAATATTTATATGTCAGAAATGCAGAGTTTGCAGCATATGATTAATATAGAAATCTATGGTGACCTCTTAGATGTAAATGAATCAGATGATCCCGACGGCCCGGGGTGGGTATGCTTCGATGATTGTGGGTGGGAGCAGGCAGCTCAGTATCCAGAACCACCATATACACCTCTCCCCTGTCAGTGCTGCTGGGACTACGAGTGCCCTAAATGCGGCTGCGCTGTTGTGATGAAATAATCAAATTAAATTAGTATTAGGGTAGGGAAGGGAACCCCCGTATAATTATATTGAACAAACAACCTAAACCAAACAAACTTAATAGTTAAATGAATATTGCACACACAAAGACCTCATTGAGAAAAGTTTCTGATGTTATTATTCCAGAAGAATATTTTTCTAGAATGAAGACTGGCATTTCTCAAATTGATCAGGTATATGGCGGTGAAGGTATACTGCCAGGTTCAGTTTCAACCATTGCTGCTCCACCCGGAAGTGGTAAAACCACATTGTATCTTCAGATCTGTCAGTCTCTAGAAGATTCCGGATATTCTGCAGCATACGTTACTGGTGAAGAGTCAGAAGAAATGATTGCATACTCGAGTAAGAGACTTGGGGTAAGTGACGTTTTAATTGCAAATGAAAATAATGTAGATATTATTATCAGTCATATGGAAGAAGTTGACTTCTTAGTTTATGATTCCTTCCCATGTCTTACTATGAATGGTAAGAGGCTTAATATGTCAGGTCAGGAAGAAGCTATTAGCAAACTCGTATCAGCTGCGAAGAGAACAAAAACAGCGCTGACCGTCGTACTACACGTTACTAAAGGGGGTGGTTATAAGGGGAGCACTGCTATCCCTCATGCAGTAGATATTAATATGACGATCGGAGTTGATGATGATGATATGACAATCAGAACTATTTCGACTAGCAAAAACCGTTACGGGTCACTGTATGAGTGCGCGACATATTTCGGTGCTAAGGGATTTGATTTTTCTAAGACAGTTGTCGCTGCTGATTCAACTACAGCTAAGTCTAAATCTAAGAGCGCGAAAAAAGATCAGGAATTAGTAGAAATTATGCAAATTAATGAGCCTCCAGGACTTGATGTATCTCGAGTATGTAGTGATCTTAATATAGATGCTACTAGGGCTAATTACCTCTTGAGAAATTTATGCCAGCAAGGCAAATTAGTTAAATACGGCAGAGGGACGACAGCTTCCTGGAAGCATAGTATGTAATTTGTATTAGCCATACATAGAAATACCTCAGGCGCAAGCCGGACTTGAATTGACAAGTATCAATCATTTGTTGAAAATGAGGTAGCCTCTTTATATGTAGTGCATTGAGACTAAAATAAGCTCAATGCACTACTTTACAAATATTAAAATTAAACCCCCCATGATAAAACAACTTAAGACTGGTAACACTGGATATACTCAACAGACTCGCCGGGATAAATTAAAAGCTAGCGTGTTATTAGCGCCTTGCGCCGGCGGTAATAATATTATGTATACTCACATTACCCCGCTTAGAAATATATGCAGCTTTGCTAATGAGGCCGCAGATTTATATAGAAACAAAGTAAACAATAAATGCGCTATATACCTTGCACTGATAAGATATATGACAGAAAATGACATTAATACATTAAAGTTATAAAATCAACATATAACCGACGAAGAGAGGAATTAATAAATAGTATATCAGAAATTCCAGGTTCTGCTGATGTGAGGCATCGAGTCGCCCCGTTATATTCTTTATGTAAATACCCGTCGGATATAGAAGAGCCTGGATATATCTGGGATCTATATAGCGAGAAGCAAGGTAACAGATTCACTTTAAGAGCTATATTGACAAATTTTATGCACAGTTCTACAAAAAATATAGCAAATTTATAAGCGTGATGAAATGTGATCAAAGCAAACAATTAAAGGAGAGGTTAATAGACTCCCCACATAGTGAAGTGATTGACGATCTCTACCTCTCATTATTTACTGCTGTAACGGATGAATTGCCTGGCTTAATAAGCTGGTATATAAATCGTGCGCATCTCGCACATCGCGAGCTGCAAAAGAACAGAGGTATGTTAAGAGATAAATTGACAAATTATATATTAAATTTATAGACGTGATGAATTATTTTAGATACAAACTAAGATGTCGAGTAGTACAATCTTACACCGATTCTTGGAGTACTACTTGCAGGTTAAATGACACATGCAAATACCCCAATAAAGCGATTTGGCATATATTTAGGCAAAAGCAAGGCGGGTATACCCCTCGAGCTACTAGATTTTTTAACCCTTTAGCGGTAGCATATTTTAAACAATGTAGCAAGGGTCGCAAAAAAATCAACTCCAGCAAATAATAGAACTCAAATATAACATATCATCTATCTCGCCGGCAGGTCAAAAGGTACTCTCGCTGAGGAAGCAAATACAAGAATCGGTCTCCTATGGTCTCTATTATCGAATTGCTAGTACTGGACTACCCGCACTGAAGAATGACTGTCAGCCTTTATTTAAAATGATCTTTAAAGTATATAGAGATAAGCAAGCCTCGAGCGTAAATTTATACCCATCGGTGTCAGAGTACCTGATGGACAGATATCATCAGATATGTTAGACTCCCAATCGCACAGATAGTAATGACTTTAATTTTCAACAAAATTTACAACAAAAATAAAAACTACAGTATTTCAACATGCGTTGATCCTTATTTATGTGATCCGTCAGCCGATCCACTCTCTACAGCATATGGCAAACAACAAACCCGAAGTTTAATAGATATAACTAATTTAATGATGGGAAGACGATCTATTTCGGGTTCTAATACTGGCCCTACACATTTAGTCAAGGCAGAATTGCATAATTATTTCAATGAGTAAAAATAATATACCCATTATCGCGAGACTATCAGTCTGGAGCGGCGGTGCAACTAAATTTCACGATTTAATGAATCAGGAGATGAGTAGTATTAACTCCCTATTATCTCTTAGCCCTACAAGGCCATTATTCCGTATATACAACGAGCGGCTACAAAGGAATACCCGTACCGTTCGTAGTATTCGATTTCATATGTACACATTTTTCAATGACAATAAATAACCAGCAACCAATTATATGCAAATAACACTATCTCCGAGTAAACAGGATCGTAAAATATTTAATAACGTGTACGATCGTGAAGTAGATTGGCGATTATTATCTTATTGCATGACGTTAGTATACAATTGGTCTATCCCTAATAGACAAGCCGTTAGTAATATTATAAGAGTAAAGGCATTTGAATCTGATACAGATGAGAATACCGATCTCGTTGGGTACTTCTATTTCGGTAAAACAATTTATATCAATGTTGATAATTGCCCTACCTATAAACTTTTCGTTGAGACGATCTTCCACGAGTTCTGTCATTGGTATCAGTATTGGATTATCGGTAGATCTCATATACATATGGTATCAGAAAGACCTGTTGATAAGTGGAACGTAAAGCAATGTGAAGGAGAAGCAGAAAACTGGGAAAAAATTGGACTAAAGGCGATCCGTATATATAATGAGTTAGAGGAGTGCAAAAAACTCGCCCAAAGTAAATAAAATGAGTGCTGGAAAAGGAGATAGGTATAGATCTGTGAATATTGATAAATATAACGCGACCTACGATAGAATAGTAGCTATTAAGAAATTAAAAGCTAAGGCATTGGAGGCTGATAAGCGTAAAGAAAAATGATAAGTGATACAAAAAACCGGGACCCTAACGCATGTACTAGTAATACTACATATAAGCATCTGCAAAAACGAGCCGAGGAATTAGGACAGATTGATACAATATTCTCAATATTTGAAATACCTGAGGGAGGAACACAAGGGGACGCTGAGTGGCATATTAAAGCACCTAAACTTACTAGAACAATTCCAATTAGAAGGGGTAAGTGGATACTCAAATTAGCCAGCCTTAAGCCTGGAAATCATTTAGACGATTACGAAATGGTGTATAGCCCTAAGTGGCCAGATATATTTAAATATTTTGAGCGTGTGAATAATGGCCATCATATATACCTTGAGTATCTATATATTGATGAGGCTCAACGGACTATAACCATTACTACTGGATCATAGTAACCTCATAATTAAATGGAACTAGGGTATAATTATATAATGAAGCTTACATCGCCTAGAATTGTAGAAGATTTAATTTCCCCTTCGCTGCTTAGTTCCGAACTAATGGAGCTGCTCAAGGAGGCATATGTCTTTATGGGGGCAGATCATAAAGCTACCCGACCTTGGGGTAAAAATCTAGAGAGATGGACCGCAGCGGTAGAAACATGCACCGGTTGGAATTACTTCGAAGAATCTGAGAGAATGCAAGAAAATTTTAAACAAACAAACAAAACCAATACATAAATATGTCAGACCTACAACTACCCTCCCTCCCCGAACCTAGTAATCAATCGCGAATTGACTGTATTATAGCAGAGATGCAGTCAGTAATAGAATATACCGACAGTATCGTTACAGATCTTACATATAAACTTGCCCCTGTATTAGCCGAGATACCTGCGCAAAATCCAGAGACTGCTAGTAATACTGAGGTAGGAACGGATGCAGCGCCTCTTACTCTATCTATTTTGCACCAAATAGAATATTTACGGCAAATTAACAGCAGAATGATATCTTTGCTGGATCGGTGCGAACTTTAATAGATAATAAATGCCCAGTATTTCCGCAACCAAAAAAGATGATGATCAGCCGGACACTATTTTAGAAGAGTGTACAGCTGATGTTGATGAGCTAATAAACCACTTCGGGGGTCTGGGCTCGGGAACCGTCGGGGACGCCATACTGCAATATATGGGTAGTTCCGACTGTTCCCCTAGTACGAGAACAAGAATTCGAAATTTTTTCCATTACCAACCTTTAGGAACTTCTTTATAATTAATATATGAGGAACGATGATTAGGTTTAATAAAAACAATATTGAAACACCCAAATGGGCAACGCTTAATGTTGCAGTGTCAATGGGTAAAGATAGCGTCGCTCTATCTCATTTTTTATGCTCTGGGTATAGAAAGTTAAAACTCATTCATGTAAATCACGGTACCCCATACAGTCAAGAGGCAGAGACGGCCTTCATTGAATATGTACACTATTTAAATACAGAACGTCGATGGCGGCGGGAGGCTGGAGAAGAGGTGACTCTTATTGAGTATGCAGTAATGAGATATTCTAATAAGGTCAAGCTTAAATCTGAATCAGATTTTAGAAATGTTAGATATAAGCTATTTAGTACAGCTCTCGAAGACACGAGAGATGAAGAGATTGTAGTATGTCACCACCTAGATGATTGTGTAGAGTCCTATCTAATGAATTGTCTTAATGGCCATGCAGACTTCATGCCTATCCCTACAAGAACTAATCGAGGTAATTATACAGTAATTAGACCTTTTGTAGCAGATACTGAAAGGTCAGATATTAATAATTATGTTAGAGATAAATGCTTAAACGATCATATCGTAGAAGACCCATCTAATGAGGATATTACTATTCGTAGAAACTGGCTACGCCGTGTTATCATCCCACAAATTCGACAGCAATATCCGGGAATTAATACAATTGTACGGAAAAAATTAAAGGTAGCAAACTAGATTTAATAAATGAAGCTCATCGAACCGCAAGACGCTCCTATAGGAGCGACCGTATTATTTTATTGTGACATAATTAAGCGATCAATAATGACTTTTGATAGGTATTTTATACATTATGTGCTACTATATCAAAGGCAAATTAATCGTCGCCGGCAACGATCTATTATTATGCTGGATTATAGAGCTGCATATTATTGGTGCTGGCATAACCTCAGGCTATTATTATGGCAGCTGCAGGAGAGCTTTGCAGAGCTAAGAGATCGAACCCTATTTTATTTCCGTTTGAATAAGCTACCTAAAGTGCTACAGGTAACTCTCGATAGCCACATTCAGCATCTGTTATTTGATAATAAAATTAACGCGACCATTATATATAACCCAGACGATGCCTGGGCTCAGCGAACTCTTCGACGAATTGCTATATGCCCTATTGTAGATGCAGAGACATATTTTACTGCGCTACACGAGATAGCTCACGTAGTAGATGGTCCGTCTTGGTACTCGCGGTTTGTAGAGAGGGAGTGTCATGCGTGGAATTGGGCGATTGATCGCAGTCTTATAGAGATTGATACATCTGTTAGTCGAGTTATAATAAAATCTATTATGGGGTATGTAGTATACTCATTAAAAGACGCAAGAACAAATTTTGATAAAACTATAATAACTAAATTACTCAAGCGTATTGAATGATAAATAAATCACCACCAAAGAAGAAAAAAATAAAACTAAGCCACGGTGAGGGTACATTAAAGCTCCGGCAGAATGTAATTAGTACATCCAAAAATAATATTTTAAAGGAATGCCCCTTTTGCCGTGGCACTGCCGTAGCGTACGAAACTCCTTGGGGGGCGGGTGTTAGTTGTAAATCTTGCAATGCAGATGGCCCTAATGCGCCAGCTCCAGCTACCGGATCAATAAATGCTGTAATAAAATTATGGAACAAACGACATTAACTTCAATATCAGTAAATATTATAGCATACGCTGCTATGATATACTGCCTACCTCTAACGTATGTACTATGCTTCCTCGCTGTAGATGTATTAGCTGTATCATCGTTGATATTTATGATCAGTAAATATATATGATTGGTTTACTATATGTATTTATACAAGCATTTATAAAGGGGATACGGTCAGGTATGAAAGATCATACTCCCAAGGATGATAATGAATCTTAAACTTGCAGAACCTACGAATAAATGGAACTTCTGTACAATAATAGTATGAATAAAAAAGTTACTAAAAAACCTAAATTGAAACTTACTGCCGCGGATGGTAATGCATTTGTTATTTTAGGTATTCGTCGAATACCGCCGCCAAACGAGTAAATTGGTCCGCTGAGCAAATTAAAACTTATAGAGAAGAAGCGGTGAACGGTAGTTATGATGAATTGCTACAATTGACTATGAAGAATTTTAATGTTTCATAATATTTACTGAAAACTATATGTGTCCAGATGTCATCATTGAATAAATATTGTAATGCAGTATGATGATAAAGATGATGATTTCAGTGAGTTTCATTACCCGGACTGGGCCATCATATCAGACCATTTTCTACTGCAGATGAACGCACTCGAGGCAGAAGGATATACCGCTCGAGATATAGTTAAAGGTATGTCTCAAGCACTCGCTGATGCTGCTATGGAGCTCTAACTACTCCAAGAGAATGGAACTAACATATAATAATAGTATATTAAAAGATTATATTTATTATGAAAGAATTTAAGTTATCAGAAGAGCTCGAAGACGCTCTAATGTCTCGTGGGCATACTATTGAAGATATTAATAATATGGACGCTGGAGAAATGTTTGACGAATACTGCCATTGGAATGGGCTGTTGGGCTGGGGGCCGGCTCTTCGCCGCATTATGAGAGAAGCCAGTATGGCTTCAGAATCGCGATCGGTTTGCCCGTGAAACTTTCATTTTGTTATAATTATTATGGAAAATATATATTGTTCTGATTGTTTATCTCAAACCATTTGCGAGCGATTAGGGTGCAAGTATTGTGAGGATGGTAAAATTCTATCCCCCTCTGAAGAGATTGCCGTTGCTCAATGGTTTATTGGTGATGATACTGGAGTAAGCTCTAAATATATGGCTGCTATAGCGCTGCACGGTAAAGTTATTCTACCAACTCGACGACTAACAGAACCGCAAGACCATGGTGATTTTGGAAGATGTTTAAGACTACTAAGTATAGTGCCATCTATCGCCCACTCATTTGAACTTTTGAAGACATGTTCCTCAGTTTGGGAGGTCTATATGGAACATTGGGATGATCTCTCTTATTTATATAATAATGAAGATTTTGCGAAACTCGATACAAGACTGAAGATTTTGAGAGACGAAGCTAATATAAACTTCCCGACCCGAGAAAAATGAAAATTAAAAATTTACGGAACCATATACTCAACCCAGGGTTGAATTGTAATGACAGCGAATTTAAACTATTGCACGATTCCTTTAAAGTAGGAGATAAAGTGGTGGACATAGGTGCTTTTGACATGAGCCGAAGTAGAGGTACTATCGCATTACTTGAAAATGGTGAAACACTCGGAGTGAGGTGGGAGTTTGGAACTACTTCAATTTGTTTAATTTATACAAGTATAACGAGAGGTACTCGCTATGCTAAGTATTATGACGTCGCTCTATTTACTAACATTAAATATTCAATTAGTAGAGTGGTCATAAAATTTTATTATCAGTTATTAATATTCGCATCTGATCTGCTATGGGGGTATGCGAGTGATATATTGGCACATAGCAGCGCGCTTCGCAATCGTTTTGATCATGAGTTTCGTCTTAACCCCCCCCACGGGTAGCGATGAAAATAAATTATACCATAGATGCAGTAAAGTATCACAAATTAAATAAGGATAGCGCGATGTTGGCTCGTATACACGCCATAGTTAAGCGTTATGGCATAAATTCGAATGCGACTACCTTTGAGTGTACTCTTGAAATGGATACTCGCGTCAGGAAACTAAATAAAAAACTCGAAGACCTTAAATTAGAGCGGGAAAATCTTCCTAAGGTATTAAAGTAATAGGAACCCCCTTATAATAATTGTACAGACATTAGATACCACATGAACGATCACATTTATACAAACGATTCGAAACCTATAATCAAAATTTCCGAGAAGGCGCCAGCCTCAATGAGTAAATTAATGCTCGCGGCATCCGCATTGTCATATGTTTCACACGATAATTCTGGAGATATCTTTAATAGTCGATTGTTTAAGGCATCAGCTTATGATAAACGGCATAATAAAGACCGTGAGAAGACGCCATCTGATATTGCGAATATCGCAGCAGCAAAAGCTAAACGAGCGAAGCGAGCTGAAAGAAAAGTACGTCAATTAAATTGAAACTTAATTTAAATAAAAAATTTATTAGAGGAACAATAATAGGAACCTCATTATAATAATAGTATACAAACAACCAACACAACTAAAACAAACAACTAAAACACATGGCTGATAAAATCGACAAACTAACACCAGAGCAAGAAGCTGCAATGGATGACTACGTTGCAAAGTGGCGTAAAATCGGTGTAGATACCTCCCGACTGGATCCTGATGAAACCGTGAATATCATTCACGCATATCAGGAGAATATTCTGAAAATGAAGAAGACTCCGGTCCTCATTGTAGATAACCCTATTGAGGCTTGGGTTGGTTGTAACTATGCAGTTACAGGCGTCCCAATCGACGAAATCAAAGATCGTATTGCTAACTACTTTAAGTGCGCAAAGGGTGAAAAGGATATTGAGATCGATCGGCCGGTATACCCATATCAAGATGGTTCATTTTTCTCTTCGATTTTGTCTTTTTACGATTATATGATCAGTGAGCTTGGAATTGATATCCCTCAAGATCTTCTCGATAAGTTCGAGATCTGGAAAGATACTTCTAAGCTTGGTCTAATCTACCCACTCGATGAGGTTTGTATTGTGACTGAAAAGCCTCTCTACATTCATCTGAACGAGGATAACGAATTGCACCGTGATGGTGGACCCGCATTGGCCTACGCAGGTGCAGGGGAATTTAAAATTTACGCTATGAATGGTATTAGCTGTAGTGATTGGCTTGTTGAAACTCCCGCAATGGAGCTAGATCTAAAGCGATACCACGATATTAAAAATGCAGATGAGCGGACTGAATTTGTCCGTAAATTTGGAATTGAGCGAATGCTCGGAGAATTTGGCAAACAACTCGATACTTTTGAGAAATATGATCACGAGTGGTGGACTAATTCAGAGTACGAACTCTGGGATATGAATGAAATCTTTGAGGGGGTCGCATACGCTCCACACCTCAAGATGAAAAATATGTCAACTGGCGTATGGCACGTTGAAGCTGTATCACCTAAATGTGCTAACCTTAAAGACGCAATTAAAGAGAGGTTCGGTGGTAAGGACTTTACGATTGCAGCCATTGCCTAATTTAAAACTTTACCTAAATAACAGTAGAAACCCACAACAACTAATATATAATAATTATATGAACGAAACCAACACAAAAACAAAAGTAATCCTTCACGGCGAATGCATGGTATTCCCATCCGATATCCCTGAAGGTACTTCCGCAAAAAAAGTCGATGGGGCATTTGTCATCGTTGCTGATTCTGAAACAACTGGAAATCATCACGTCGTTGATAATAAGGCCGGAGTAAACTTCTTCCAAAATGGCGGAGGTACTCTGTTTATGCAGAATTCAGAACCCACTCAAATCCGATGCGTTATGGAGAACCGACACGATGCGATCGCTCTAGAGCCAGGTACTTGGGAATTCGGCATCCAGCAGGAGTATGATTACTTCACTGAGAGTCTTCAAGCAGTAAGAGACTAATAACTAACATCGTGGGCGATAATAAAGGGAGGGGTAAATTACCTCTCCCTTTTTGTCTATAGGAACCTTTTTATAATTAAGTATAACGATATGATTAAATTTGAAGATGATGTAGAGGCAAATTTCTGGATGAATATTTACAGTAAAGTTGCCACTGAAGTAGATAGCTATGTAGATGGAGACCCTTATGCAGCGGTTGCAGATATTGCTGTGACCTCTCTTCGTCTCAGATTTCATAAAGACACAAAGAAATCGTCAGCTCCGCATATTACAGAGATCAAAGATGCCGCCCCACAACCATACCACAATTCGAGAGAGCAATGAAACTATTTAATTTTTATAAACGAAAACACCGCCCACAAAATTATACCCGGCGTAAATCTTCACTAGGTCATGTTCGAGGGTATAATGATCAGATGTCACGACGTCAAAATGACACTATTGATTTTTTAACGAGCTCGTATAATATTGAAGAAATAGATACTACAATTAGTACGGTTACTAATCCAGAATCTATAATTTGGATTGGGTCTCATGGAGTGCTAGTTGATTTCGATGGAAACGTTGATACAGATGGTACAGGCTTTGTACCAATTGAATGGGCGACTGTACCGAAGGAGGCAGATCGTATTATCTGACTTTAATCGCGTCTGTAGATCAATTGGATAGATCACGAGTTTTCTAAACTCGCGGTTGTGAGTTCGAGTCTCACCAGGCGTACCACTACTATAATAATATTAAAAAAATATATAATAAGGGAGATAAGAAAGATATTGAGGATGATGTGGCCTTAACTCCTTGTATAGCCTCCTTTAACATTTGGCTAAATTTGAAATCTATCTTTACTGAAAATCATAGGATATCCAATCAGCATATTGTATCAGAGAAATTCCGAAGAATACAAGAGCAAGGTGACCGCCTGAGAGATATTTTAGCTATTAATGTTAATGATCGATAATAATTGCTACGAACGTCGGTGTCATATATTACATCGAGTATTCGACCGGGTCCAAAGAATGCAAAGTTCTTCTGAAGGACCTTCAGAAGCCTACCATTATGTTTATGATACAACTAATAGTTGTATCCGGCTGTCAGCTTACGCTAGGATGAGAGAGACTAATAATAAAATATGCCCAATGGTTATTGATTATATGTCTCGCAACTTTCCAACCATTTAAATATGAATACACTAATACTAACAGGAATTTTAACTATATTTCTAAACATACTACCTTCAGGGGTCATTGCCGCAAAGGCTGAAGCCTGGGAAGGTAAATACTATAAACGAGGGGTTAGTGCACAGTGCGCCAGCTTCGTTGGGGCAGTCGTCAAATCTACAGGGAGATTACCAC